TCGACCCCAGAAACGGCTAGGAACGACATCCCAAGGGAATGCTACAATAGGACGGTCACCCATCATGTAAGGATTAGCTTCAGCTTTTAATAAAGTACCACCATCAGCGATAACAACAATAGCTTCAACGTAGTAGCTGTCGTCTCCTTCCTCTTCCTCAGTCAAGGTTACTGCTTCTTCCTCTGCATCGGGGTCAGCCTGTGCTTCTTCAAGCAAGTGACGAGGAACTAAACCGTAGTACTTAGTGAGACGTACTTTATCGTCGTCATAGACAGTAGTAATGTCGTGGTCAGGCTCAATGTCAAAGTCTGGAGCCGCAGTACCTACGTCAGCCTCACGGTAGACACCCTCTTCCTGCAACTGTGTTACAACGTGCTTGGAAACAAACTCATCAATAGCCACACCTAGCGCACTTTCAACGGAAGTCGCTACAGGGTCAATAAGGAAGTTCTGAGGCATGACAGGATTTAGCTTAACGCAGGTTCTGTCCTCAATTGTTACACCAACTGCCGTTAATTCACCACCCATGACAGGCTGTGTAGCAGGTTTCATCTCTTTTTCAGTAGTTAGCTCAATTTCACCAATACCAGTGCCAAAAACAGCAGCATTAATCAAACATTCAGCTACATTCTTACGTATCATATTGCGTTTAAAGTCGGCTTCTAGGCCAGTACGCAACATCATAATGTCAGCAGTCTCTGTATCAGCAGCATCATCACGAATATCGAACCATTTTCCACGTCCAAAGGTCGCTTCTTCCAGTTCTGCTACGGATGACTCCACAGCTTGTTGTAAAGCAGGAGAAATAATCTTAGAACGCTCAGATTGACGTGTTTTGTCCTCTGATGCCCAGTGTCCACGCCATAGGCGGTAGTACTCATCAAACTTCTCGGAGTAGTTGGCTTCAAAATGGTCACGCCAGTCTTGACATTTGTTGTCTACCCACCCCTCTAGGGATTCAAAGCTGTAATCATCGTCTTGATTGTCAAACATAGTTAATACCCTGCATAAAAGTCAGTGAGTTCATATTCTTCTTCCTCGTAGTCGATAGCGTAAGCAACCTGAGCCAACTGGTCAATGTATGCCAACGCATCAATTAAATCATCATGTACTAGTTTATTAGGGAACTGGAACAGCTCATCTAGGAAAGGAGCATTCCATTCGCCCTTGTTAAGTTTAATCTTGCCGTGTTCAAAGCGACCTTGTAAGGCCCACACGATACGGTCAATCTTACGTTTGTTACCGTGGGTAAGCTCCTCGATACGGAAGAACCTTTGATTCTTTTTCATTATGTCATTCAAGTAGGGGTAGACAGCATTCTTCAATGCACCTTTCTCAATCCCTACTGCGACTGGTTGGTAGTCCCTGACGGCCTCGAAGATTTTCCTTGCTGTCTTTTCGACTCCCCATCTACCGTGGATGATGTCTGCGACCCACCAACCTTCCGTACCTGCTTTAACCACCGCAATTGCCGTTTGGTCAAGTCTGTTTGTTTTAGTTGTAGCTTTTTCAACTTCTGCGAATCCTGCCAAATCGACTGCTATATAGAACTGACCACCATCAGGTTCCTCCTCTAGGAACTTAACGTGTTCCTCCTTAAAGAGTTCACCACCGGCTGCCTCAAAGGATGCCATAAACTCCTGTCGGAAGGAGAAGGCTGACATGGACTTCTTAGCTGCATCAATCTCGTCAGGGTCGATTAGAGGGTTATCAAAGCTAGTGAAGTGGTATCCTGCCCAATCATCATCATTAGCTATGTTAGCGTACTGATGGAGGTCGTAGAAGTGGTTACGTCCCATTGGTGTACCGATGAACATGGCTGAACCCTTTTGGTCAGCGAGAGCAGGGCGTAGGATTTGCTCCCACACCTCCGGCTTCATATCTGCGTACTCATCCATCACTAGGAACTTAAGGGAGACACCACGCATGGTTTCAGGCCTGTCAGCGCCTTTGAGTGCGATTGTAGCACCATTCACCAGTTTAAGTTGTAGGTTGTTGACATGACTGGACGCAATGACAGGGTTGCCAATCTCTAGCAAGGACTGCCACATAATGTCCCTAGCCTGCCCCTGTGTAGGTGCTACGTAGAAGACATGACCCTTAGTCGTACCCAAGGCTTCAATGATTAGCTTCCACGCTGCTAGTCTGGACTTACCTGTTCGTCGTCCTGCTGCTATGACTTGGAAACGAGCATTGTCCGCCCATACTTCCTGCTGCCATGGTAGGAGTTCTACTTTTAAGTCAGTCATAGTTATACAAAGTTGTTCACGGCTGCAATAGCCGGATACATCTCAAAGGTGACTATAACGGACATATTACTACCTAGTTCTGAAATAGCTTTAATTTGGTCATTCTCTGTAAGGACAAAATCTAACTGGTCAAAGGACTTTGTTTCACCCTTAGCAAAGGTATATGCGTTTAGAAAGTCAACGGTTACGTTCTGACTGGAATCATACCACTTTACACTACCTTCTTTAGTTGGAGTGCCGTTGTTAGCCATATGGATTAGTTTGATGTCACAGTGCATCCCCTTGGGGACAGTAAACACAGTAGTCTCTACGTTAGCTACTAAGTCTCTACCTACAGTAAATTTTCTCATTTAGTTTCTCAGTATTGGTTACTACACTTATTAAAAGGCTGTTTAATGTATCATATAGTATACAAAGGGATGATTATGTATACCACAGTATACATTTATACCCTAGTAAGTCCACATCACAGGAACTGTAGTGCGAATATCAACATGAACGAAAGACTTAGCCACTCCCACTCCTGTAAACCCAAGGGCGAGTGCGTGTTGGACGATGGTGTATCTTTCTGCTCCTGACAATGCCCTAATGTCCGCTGCAATGCCTTGAGTATGCGTCCCACCACCATTTGCTTTATTTCTCTCGTTTGAATGATTCGTACTGCGGTATCCGCTAGTTATGACAAAAGGAAACCCGCAGGCTTCCCGTAAGTGGTCGAGCTTCTTTAGGAACTCATCCTGCATTTCATTCTCAGCCGTCTCTTGACAGTTGAACTCGCTCAGGGCGAAGTACTTAGGATTATATGTCAATGAACTCTCCATCTTCAGCTTGCTCTTCGTTGCTGCTTTCGGAGATGACAGTAGTCTCTCCGCCCACTCCGGTAATCGAGATGTTGATTCCACCTTTACTTCCTCCTGCCTTGTCCTTATCAAAGTAGCTTGCAGGGAGGACTCTATCTATGACTAGCTTCCAAGCCGCTGCCTGATTCTTATGGTCATCGTTAAGAGCTGCATCAAAGATAGACTCCAACACTCTGGCTGACTTAGGGGACGTTAGCATCCTAGTCTTATATTCGTTGATGATAGCTGCATCACCTTTGGGACGACCACGGGTTCCTACTGTGCCACGCTTACGGTTGACCATCTCTGACTTAGGTGGCCTCCCTCTGCGCTTAGGTTTATCCTTGACATCGTCGTTTTTATTTGTAGACAAAAAACTACTCCTTAGTATACTTAAGTATTCTTTGGTGTTCCTTAGTAAATACTCCTTCTACAAACATTAAGCCTTTACCTTAGTATACTTAAGTATACCTTAGTATGTTTCCTTAGTAGTTGCTGTAGGAGCTTTTCTTTAGTAAATTAAACTATACTATAGTATTATTATAACATATTCTTAGGCAAATGTCAAGCTTTATTTTAACTAATTTAGTAAAAGCATTAAAGTAATTACCTTAGTACCCGCACGTACCCGCTTTTGCCCAACAAAATCAATGACTTAGGCTTACTTATGTATACATGAGATACTTACCTTTAATGTTACTTTTGGTAACCTTTTGTATTGTCTTTTGTTTCACTTTTCACTCTTTTTTGTATCTGAGCGGTTACCGTAACAATCCCGCGATGTCCCCACGGCCCCCCGCCCCCTTGTATAAGTTATCCACAGGTAATCCACAGGATATACATACCTGGTCGAAGAGTTATCCACAGGATACCCACATATCCACAGGTTATCCACAGGTAGCCTGTATAAGTTATCCACAGGGACAGGTGTGAGTATGCTAGCGGG